GTTACCATGAACAACTCTTGTTACTAATAATGATGTGCCTCCTTGTCTAAAATAGTTATTAGCTGCGGTTGAAGTTAAATAAGAATACTCAACTGATTGACTCTCAACAGTTTGACCAAAAATAGCTTGGTATTCACTAAATGAAGTAACTAAAGTTGGAATTCTAACTGGACCTTTTGCAGCCGGTCCTATAATAGCGGCACCAAATTCGACGGGGCTTTGCTGGATAAATGATTGATCATTTTCTCTTGCTAATACACCTGGAGATATTAATGTTTCTGCCATTTCCTTATATTAAAAATTTAAATATTATTTTATTATAAATATGAGAAATTATTTCAAAAATTTATTCTATTGAACTTATTTCTCCTGTTTCTAAATTTATATTACCATTGCCATATTTTTTTTCTAATTCTCCGGCTGTGGTAATTTGTTCTTTTTGTAAAGATTCATATTTTTCAAATATGTTTTCTTTTTCTTTTTTTAATTCGTATTTACGAATTTCTATATTACCCAGAGCTAACGCAATTTCTGTATTTCGCAATTGGTAACTTTTTAAACTTGCAACTTCTTTTTCAGACAACTTTTTAGACATAATGTTATATTTTATTATAAATATATTAGGATGCCCTAAAAATTAATTTCTTTTTCTACCATCTAGTGTTGGATCCCTAAGTGGATTTAAATCTCTCATATCACGAACAACTTCATTTGTTATTGTAATTTTAGACCTTGAATTATATTTTTTTAATGATTTTAATTCTTTTTGTATTGTATTAGGTATAATATACCCTCTTAGTCTTATACCAAAAGTTCCTTTAACTAATCGATCTTGGTTTTGAACTAATTCAGTTGCAGTTGTAAAAGAATCTATAAAGGCTCTAAATTTAAATTTACTTGGATCACCCCAATAAGCATCAGAAGCATATTCACAAGCTTCAATTATTTTATTTAATTGAGACATATAATAAGTCTGAATTAAACATTCATATTCCATTGTAACATAATCAGGTTGGGCAACTGCATAAAAAGTTTTTACTGGCTTTCTATTATTTAATGTTGCGAAATTATCATAAAAATTATCTGCACTAAATTTGGATTGCCAAACACCATTTAAATTAGGAGAATTAGCATCTAATTTATTTGCTACTGATCTATCTTTAGTAATAGTATTCCTTTTTATTACAATAATAGGTAACATTATGGCATTAGATTTATCTCTATAATATCCATCTCTTTGAAATGATTTCCATCTTTCAGGAGCACCATAAATTATGGGCACTTCTCTTCTAACGCCATTTTGTATTACAAAGGGTTTAATTACATTTCTAAAATAATAAAATACAGCTTCATCAATATCCTGGATACCAACGGAATATTGTTTAGTATCATCATCTTTAAAACTCATTTCCTGAGATCTATTAAATTCAATGCCCGTTGATTGGACATTGGCATTAAAATTCCCATCAGCTAAATTTGGATTTCCAGAATCACCTCTATTTTCTATTCCTTTAAAGGCTTCTTGCTGTTCTAAGCTTAACTGTCTTTGAGTTTTCGGTATTGGTTTTCTAGGTCTTGCCATTAAAATCTTTCTTGATATGGTGAAATTGCTACTTTATCAGCTGGTATATAATAAGTTGATACTAATACTGAAACATTATTACCATAGTTTTCTAATCCTGGGTTTAATGGGTTTATATTATTAGGGTAAGCAGGATTTTTACCTCCCCAATATTGGTTGGCTACTGTTGATTGTACACCATAATATCTTTCTTGATATAAAATAATATCACCTACTCTTAATAACACATCGGCATCCTTTAAATCATCTCTAAAGAAATAAAATTCAATAGGTTGTCCAAATTGCACACCTTCAACATTTTCAGCATATTGCTCATTTGTTCTATTTATAAGAACATTAAAGATAAAAGGACCATCATAGAATTTTTCCGCATCAGCTTCACCATATAAATTAACTTTTGTTTCTTCTAATTTAAATTGATAAACTGAACATTGTTGGGTTATAATGTTACCCATTAATTCTCTGTTAAGTTTTCTTACCAGAGACATATCCCTCTGTGTAGTAAACATTGCCATATTAACCTATATAAATTGTGTAAGGTACCTGTTGCAATTCAGTCATTTTAGCTTCTGCTTCTGATGCCCTACGATTTAATAATGCCTGTCTAGATGTTTCATCTAAATAATTTCTTAATCTTTCTATTAATGCTGTTTTTTCTGCAGTTGCTGCTGATATTAAATCACCTTGATTTAAATTAACTTCAGCATTTGGGATTGGAATACTAGAATATTTACCTCTAACATATCCTAACATTTCTTTTGCTAATGATAAAGTATATTCAAAAATCCATTGTCTACCAATTGAATTAATATAATCATAATTAGGATTATCATAAGGTGTATTAGATACATTAGTTACTCTACTTGGAGTATTATTAACTGAACTTTCGATTCTTTGAGATCTTATAATGTATTCAAACCAAATTCTATGTTCACAATTATTGCCATCCCCAACTGCACCTGAGAAATTAGGTATTGGGAATATTCTTAATTTATCATTATGAATTTCAAAAGAATAATTTGATCTTCTTACCATATCATTCAATTCTATTGCTTGTATAGTTTGAATATCATAATTTAAAGGCATCATTAAGAAATTAATAGCGGGACTCATACCACCAAAACCAAAAGAATCAAACATATTTTGATAACCAAAACCTGTACCAGAATAAGGATCATAATATCTAGTAATTGCTGGTGCTCCTTGATAAAATACTCTTTTTATTTCAATACCAAAATCTGCAATTGAACCAGTTATGTTGCTTTGGGTCATAAAAGTTTGGAAAGAATAATCCTGAACACTAGAAGTTAAAACAAATGAACCCGAATACCAAGGAACATTTCCACCTGAACCAGCTTCCGCTCCATACATTTCTGTAAGTCTTACTATTGGTTCAAAACTAGGTGTTATAATTGATTGATTTAAGGATGAACCAGTTGATAAACCTTCTAATGAAAGTTGATTATCTCTAACTTTATAGGCATATAATTCATTACCATAAGTTGTAACAGCTTCTTCAAAAGCCGTATAAAAAGATCCTGATTGTAATTCTACATCAACTAAAGGATAACCTAATCTATTTGCACAAAAAACAGCTACTTTGTCTGCATCAGTTTGAAAATCAGTTTGCGCATCATAAAATCCAAATGGTGTATCTCCAGAACCTGAAGCAAAAGAACTTGAACCTGGCCAAATTGGTACATTCATACTTAATTATTTTGTTATAAATATTAAAAATGGTTTTATTATTATAAATATAAAAAAAAAGCCCCGCTAATGCGGGGCTAATTTATAAATCAAAGTTAACTATTGATTAAAGAGTATTTAATCCGTTGATTTCGATTTTTCCGTAGAACTCAGGTCTCACGATTTTCTTCGCGTATCTAGTTAATAATCCTTTTCTAGGCACGAATGTGTCTGGATCATATACTAGTGGAGTCATGATTAACGGAATATATGGAGCAAATACAGCACCACTTTCTAGGAATTGACCTCCTCTAAATCCTAATAAGATTACGTTAGTAGTCATATATGGATTTTTGTATACTTTATATCTACCGTTTAACTGGCCGACTTTTTGTACACCGAAAGCATAGCTCATTTTAGCTGCGTCACCATCTGAATCAGCTGCAAATCCTGGAATACTTTCTAGGATAGTAGCTACAGTTGGAGAACATACTAAGAAGTTAGCTCCTCCTCTAAGAGTTTTCTGGTGGATAATGTTACTTAACTTTTGGATTTTAGTACCTAAAGTTTGGAACCACTGTCCTTGTGAATTATAGAATCCTAGGTCAGTAATTGTACCATTACCACTCGCTCCTGAAGCGTCGATTGCTCTGTTGTTAACTGCAGACCATACTTCAGTTCCAGCAGCAGCAGCGTTGATTAACATACTTAAGATTTCTAAGTCAATTTCTAATGAAATGTACTCACTTAAGATTGAAGTTAATTCTGCTTCAGCATCTAGTGCATGGTAAGCGTTTAAGTCTTGAGCGAACTCAGGAGTCCAAACAGCTTTTAACTTCTTAGTTTTAGCAACGATAGCAGATGATTTCATCTGTACATTGATTTCTGGAATTGTTTGCGCTGGGCAACAGTTAGATCCAGTAGCATTGTTATTAGCGTTTGGTTTTGGGTTTCCAGCTTCGAAGTCACCTCTGAATTGATCAGTAGGTTGTAGTGAAGCAGAAATTTTAACTTTTCTTGTTCCACCTCCAGTTGCGAAATCTGAAGCTGATACTAAGAATTTAATGTGCTCGCCATTATCATATCTACTAAATGCAGATACTTGAATTGCGTTTGCACCTGATCCTGTATAGACTTGGAATGATTTTACTGCCCAAGCGTCAACGAAAGGAATAGATGAAGTTGCTACTGATAACAATCTCCAGTCACCACCTACAGCTGAAGCTGAGTATGAAGAATCAAAGTCTAAGTCAGACCAAGAGGCAGTTGTTACAGTTGCGTCAACTGGCCCTGAAGCCGTTAACTGAGTAGAATATGAAAATCTACCTGCACCATATAAACCACCTGAATTAGTATTTCCGAATGGGTTTTCAACAGTTCCATTAGCATTTCCGTAAAGTGAATCACCTACAGAAAAAGGAGCTTTGTTGTTACCATATTGGAAATCTAAGAAAAATACTAGACCAGAAGGCAAGTTCATTGGTTGTACAGAAACAAATTCTTTAGCAGCAATTTGTCCAAATACTTTTCTTACCAATGGAAGAGCCACACCAGCCCACTGACCACCTATATTCACACCAGTTTGTGAACTAAATGTACCAGAAGAAGCAGCACCACCACCTGTGGAACTCTGCTCAACGACAAGTTGTTTAGCTTGGTTTTCAAGGATAATACCCATGTTATTTTTGTGAGTACCATCTAAACCTTCTAATAGACCTGTCTTTTCCCATTTACTTGCTAATTTAGCAGCGTCACTCTGCATTGAGTGATATGGGTTAGCGCTCTCTAATAATTGATTTAAGCTCATTTTCTTAAATTTAAAGGTTAATTATAGTTTTAAATTAAACCGGCTAGCTGTCGCATACGGTTATATACTTCATTTGATTCAATAATAGGTTGTTTTTTAGAAGCTTTAGGTTCAACACCTGTTGCTCTACTAGCAGCACCTTTAATTGATTCATTAACTGGAGCTTTAGACTTGTCTAATAATCCATCAGATAATGTTTCAAAAATAGTTTTTGCTTGTCTTACATCCTTTGCTTTATCAAATGCTTTTAATACCTTAACTTTTTTACTTTCAGTTAAGTTTTTAGCCTTGAAGATTTTGTTTGTATAAAGAAGTTTAGCGTTAAGTAGGTTAACTTCATTCAATTCTTTTTTAAGCTCTTGGATTTCATCCATTGCTTCTTTGAATCTCATTCTTTCAGTTTCTTTTTCGATTTTAGAGTCATCTTTGTCTCCATCTTCGTTTCCGACACCGTATTCACCTTTAACTCGAGATTTTCTTTCGTCCATCTCTTCTTTTTCTTCTTTCACATCATCATCTTTTTTAGGCTTCATTTCTTCGTCAATTTCGACTTCAACGTCTACATCTTCAACGTCAACTTCGTCTTCAACGAATTCATCACCAGCTTCAATTTCACCAGCGACAACCATGTCTTTTATGACATCCTCGATAAATCCTTTAAGATCATCTTCTGACATATCTTCAAGATCGATATCTTCGTCTCGCATATCATCTTCCATGTCCTCTTTTTCGTCTTTCATACCATCTAAATAGCCTTCTTCTTCAGCATCAGTTCTAGCATCTTCCTTAACGTCTTCTTTGTCATCAGCTTTCATAGCTTCTTCCATTTTGTCGTCTTCGTCTTTTGCTTCTTTGACATCTTCTTTGTCATCTTCTTTTGCTTCAGAAACTTTAACATCTTTCGCATCTTCACCAGCGTCTTTTGCTAGTTTAGAAATTTGATCCATGTCATCTCTTACAGCGTCAATTGCTCTGTCATCATCAACTTTCTTTTTGATGTCAGCAGCATCTTCACCTGCATCTTTAGCTAATTTAGAGATTTGATCGGCGTCGTCACGGATAGCATCTGCTTCTCTGTCGATTTCTTTCTTGTCGGCGTCAGACATTTCTTCTTTTGCTTCATCAAGTTCAGCTAATAGTTCATCTAGATCGATTTCTTCATCCATTTCTTCTTTTTCTTCTTGAACAGTAGACTTACCTGCCTTATGAGGTACAGGGTTTACAGGTCCACCATCAGCATCAAAATTATATGATGGAGAATTCTTTCTTCTGAAACTAGGAGCATCCATTTCATCTACCTCTTCTTTTTCCTCATCCATTTTGTCTTTGTCTTTAGAGTGCATGGCTTCTTTTTTAACGTCGTCTTCTTCGTACTTTTTACCGTACCCTTCTTTTACGTCGTCGTCTTTATCCATTTCCTCTAGCTTTGCAGCTAACATAGATTTCAAATGTGGAGTGAAGGCTTCTTCAAGAGCTAGTTTGGCGTTTGCGATAGCTGTTTCCTTAAC